CACCGCCAGCACCACCACTAAAACCTTCTGCTGGAATATATCCACCAATATTTCCTAAACCACCCGGATCACCATTTCGGCCACCACCGCCACCGGAGCCACCTGATCTGCCCGCACCAAGGGGGGCACCACCACCGGGAGCAGTTCCACCACCGCCACCACCTGATGACCAGTAACTTGCTCCTGTTGTAAAAATTCCTGAGTTTGAACCATTACCTCCAAAAGTACCACCCGCTGGTGTACCGCCAACTCCACCCGCACCAATAACAACTGTCCATGTTGCAAGAGGTGTTACCGATACCCCTGAAGCTGTTCTAAAACCACCAGCGCCGCCACCACCAGCACATTGCCTGAAAGGTACAGCAGCGCCAGTACCACCAGCGCCACCGCCACCAATAATCATATAATCGAACTGAGTAGTTCCACTTGGAATTTGAAATAAACCCGATGTTGTAAAGATGGCAATTCTTGAATTAACGTTTGCGTTACTGTCTTGTTGATATCTGAGAATAATATAACCTGAGCCGCCCGAGCCTCCATCACCACCAGCAAATCCACCATTGAAATTACCACCGCCGCCACCACCGCCAGTGTTTGTACCACCACTGCCACCCACCGCACTGCTTGATGCAGCACCAGAGTTAATTCCATTGCCACCTGTACCATAGTTTGGTGCGCCTGCTTCTGATGAACCACCACCGCCACCTCCAGCACCACCATTACCGGCAGGTCCTCCACCAGGACCAGCAGAACCGCCACCTCCACCTGCCCAATAATATGCTATGCCATTTAGTGATGATAAAATTCCTGAACCACCCGAACCACCTCTTTGTGCCGGTGCCCTAAGAGCATTTGCTCCATTTGCAGCAGCACCACCTCCTCCACCACCATTATAGTCGCCACCACCGCCACCAGTCCTTACACCAACACCTCCACCGAAGCCTTGTACCGGAGTTACTCCTGTATCTGCATTATTCGACCAGTTACCAAAACCACCAGGAATATCAGCACCAGGATTTGAAGCGCCGCCTCCACCACCTGAACCACCTGATTTGCCCGCACTGCCTAAAGATGAACTTGCTCCACCACCAGCAGACCAAACATTCTGTGAAGCGGACCAAATACCTGAATTTGAACCATTTGCACCGTTGCCACCACCAGCACCAATCACAACTGTATATGTTTCCCCAATTTGAATTGATGAAGGTGTCAAATAACCAAGTCTAAATCCACCTGCACCACCACCACCGCCTGCGCCGCCTCCGCCGCCTGCACCACCAGCAACAATCATATATTGAACATTTGAAGTTCCTACTGGTACTGTCCAAGTGTTCGAACTAGGAAAATTTATAGTTACGTTCGCTTTAAATGATGGCGTTCCAGCACCACCAGTACCAAAACCTGGTACTGTCATTCTTTTAAGCGATATTCTACTTACGGAGATTCTATTCAGAGCCATTTATTAATTCCAATTAGTAAATTTCTGTACCAAATGCTGAGAAAGCAAGTAATGAACTATTTGCATTTACAGATACAATTGAACCAGCATTCAGAGTTACACCAAGTGTTAGTGTAATCGCATCACGGCCTGGTACATTAACACCATAAGCAATGTAACTTGCATTTGAAACAGCAGCACTTGATGTGTTTACTGAAATTCTAAATGCACCACCATTTGCAGCAGCCTCATCTAAATTTGCAATTGTAATAGAAGAAATAATTGTTGAGTTTCCTGATGGAACTGTGTATAAAGTAGTCAGCACATTGGCTGCTGGACTTGATTGACCTAAAATTTTGTATGTTCTTGCCATTTGTTAGTTTTCCTTTTTTACATTCCGCCAAATAAAAATGCGTCATCAAAAATATCTGCTGGTGTACTAATTTTAACACCTGTGATTGAATTATTTGCAATTTTGTTTGTTGTTACAGCATCATCAACAAGTTTTTGTGTAGAAACTGCTCCAGTTGCAAGTGCAGTTTGTGTTACTGAACCTGGTGCAAACTGACCTGGTATATATTGTGTGCTTACATTTGTCGCCAAATAGGTAATAACAATGTTATTTGCAACCGCATCAGGTGCTTCCGTGAAAGTTAAAATGCCAGCAGTTACACTGTAAGAATCTACAGGAGTTTGCATTACACCATTCACAACAACTGTGATTGTGTTTGCATCACTAATAGTTCTACCGAGTGTAAACTCTGTACAAGCACCAGTGCCGCTAAATTTCTCCACACCTAGAGTATAAAAACTTACTCCTTCTGGTGTGTTACCTATGTACGCCATTAACTGATCTCCAGAACCGAGACAACGACATCAGCGGAAGATGCCACTGAAGTATTTACCTGCAAGTAGTCACCAGCCTCAAGCACAACTTTTTGATCACCACCAATTGGAACTAATGAACCGCCTGGAGCAATCGTAGCATCTTTAATCAGAAAAACATTACCAGAAATATCTCCACCACTTAGGCTAACACTAGCCGAAATTGGAGTGGAGATCATGTTAGCAATTGTCATGCCGATTACCGTGGATTGTACACCTGCACCAACGGAATAAACATTTTGTAATCCCGCTCCAACTGCTTTTAAAGTTGAATTTCTAAAAGTATTAGCCATTAAAACCTCTGTTTTTGTCTATTTATTTAACCTAGGGCAATCGCAAATGCAATCGCTGATTCAGTTGCCGCTGTGATGGCACTGTAAATGTTGGTGTTTGCTTGTCCAACAAGAATTTGAATACTTGCATTCGTTGTGTTCAGATTTGTCGAAGTAATCTGACCAGCAACATTTAAATCATTAAAACCTATTGAATCTAATGTGGTGTTACCAGTAATCGTCAAATTACCATAAATGAACGCATCACCACCGACAGACAGGTTGCTCGTAATATTTGCTACGGCAATGTTTCCACCAATTGCTAATCCACCTGTGATATTAGAAGATGCACCAGTTACAATTAAATTACCGGGAACAGACAACGAACTAAACGACAGGTTAATGTTGGCGATATTGGCCAATGGTGCAACGATGCTGCTACCAACGTTCAATGTTGTCGTAACATTAGCACGTGTAATATTACCATTAACAGTCGTGTTAGCAACAAAAAGATTGCCAGTTATACTAGCATTATTGACAGTTAATGTTTCCGGTACAGTAATTGAACTGAAAGACAAGTTAATGTTGGCGATGTTGGCCAATGGTGCAACGATGCTGCTACCGACATTCAGTGTTCGGGTAACATTAACTACCGCAATGTTTTGAGTTACAACTAAATTATTTCCAACCGATGCATTACCTGCAATACTTAAATCATTAAAGCCAATATTGTCTAAGGTTGTATTGCCTGTGATTCTTAGGTTACCATAAATGATAGTATCACCACCAACATTCAAACTAGTGGTTACATTAACCGTCTGAATATTACCAGTAACCACAACATTACCAAAGGTAAGTTTATTAATCGTAGCGCCATCAAAAGTTAGATTAGCATTACCTGTAACACTACCAGCAATAATTGAAACGTTAGATATGTTTGCGGTGTTAGCCCAAACATAATTAATATTAGCATGAGTACGAACATTAAGAGAAGCCGCAGAGCCTTCAATAAAAATTGAAGAGTTCGCTAAAAATCCACCATTTGTATTATCAGTTAGATTATTAGCGACTGCAACCAAAGTAGAAGTGGTTGATAACCATTCTTCAAACGTATTGGCTGTTGAAATTTGGTTTATTGCCATCTTATGTTCTCGTTACTAGTTGACGGAGAAGGTCTTTAATTTCTGACATATCTTCTTCTAATTTATTTACTTTGTTTTCCAAATTTTGTTTTTCTTGTAGTTCTTTTATTCTTTGGTCTCTTTCAGCATAATAAGTTTTCAATTGTTCTTTGTCGGTGTTTAATATTGCACCGCTTTCCAAATCACGATACAAGTTTTTATTTGATTCTATTTGTACAAATTTCATATTAATTTACCGGTATAGTTGTTACTTTACCTTCAACAACACCAAGCAGGGTCGAAGCAGGCAACGCTACAACACGAAGTTGACCAAATCTAGGAACAGCAGTTGTACTTGCACCATACATAACCACTTTTATCTGGAACATCATAAAGTCTTTATGTGTTGTTCCTTGTGCTGATGTATATAACACTTTGTTATCAGCAAGTCCAGAACCATAAACTCCCGGTGCAAATGTCAGTTCACCATAATCATAAGCATTTTTTGAAACAAAGTTTGCGGAATCAGAAAGTTCTGTCATTAAGTTCCAGCTGTTGTCTTCAAACTTGCTTGAGTCACTTTCAGACAATAACTTGTACCATACTAAGATACCAGAACCAGGTGGTCGATATGCATCCATGTAAACACGTAGATCACCAGCATCAAAGCCAGAGGCCAGAGGAACTCGTTTTGTTAGGTAACGAACATCCGCATTTCCACCTAATGATTTATCTTCACCATTGTACAATACAGTTGCCGTTGTTCCACCACCAGTTGCAGGAGCATTGATTGTGATTAACGGTGAAGTAATATAACCAGTTCCAGGATTCGTTAATTCAATTCGTGAAATAACACCCGTAGCACCAGGATTTTCTACAACAGCAACAGCAGCAGCACCCGCACCTTTACCGATAGCGCCATTAGGATAGCTGAATGTTACAGTACCATTTCCAGTATAACCAACACCAGAATTAGTAATTTGGAATCCTGTATTCTTCAGAGGTAGATTATTAATCTTATTTTCAATCGTCAGAAGATTCAAACGAGTTATATCAATCATCGGAGAAATATCTCGATTGTTTGTTGCCATTGAAACACGCAACTCAAAAGTGGTATTTCCAGTCACAGTATTCAAAATTCTTCTTCCATAACCATCAATGTCAACTTCATAATCAATATTAGGAATAATTGGTAGTAATGGGTGCGTGCCACCAGAAGCCAATTCTGAAACAAAGTCATATTGTACGGTTGTGTTTGCAATAACCGTATCGGTTGACATTAACTGTAAAACATCATACACAGTGTTCGCAGAATACTGAGACATATCTGATTCAAGATAAGCGTATCCAACACCGTTTGTGAACACACGTTTTTGAATCGTAAACATAATATCATTATACTGATCTGCTGTCCATGTTGAACCGTTTTGTGATAGGAACAGAGAACCTGTGTATGGTTGATCTGAAATTTTTACACTTGTCTTCAGATCAGTATCATTAATGCCTGCAATAAACGCTTCATATCCATTACTATTTGAAAGAAGTACAAATGAATGTTCACCAGGAAGCAATAACAAAGGAACATCGAATTTGAATTCGGTGTATTTGTTTGCATCAGTAATATCTGGAATCGTTGAGACTTTAACTTTATCTGGTGTTAAAGTTTTTTCACCAAAAGGATACACGGTTGAAGAAGATGGATAACCATTTACAACCGGACGAATCTGACAAGTTACTGGTGCTGTTGAATCTTTAGTCTTGAAACAAACACGAATAGAATCAATTACAACACCTTGGGGGTATTGAGCAATATTAACAAGGAATGTTTGAGCAAGAGGGTCAACGTATGCACGAACAGTAGTTCTTTCTTCTTTAGTGAATGATCTAACTGAATCTGTTGATGCTGCAAAAGTCTCAGTTACAGAACGACGAGTTACTGTAGGAGTAAATACTGAAATTGAACTTTCTTGTTTAGTTTGAACAATACCTGAAGCATAGAAAGTTGTGTCGCCGTTTGTACGAGAATTTTCAATATTACCAAATTCGTCATCGATTAAACGTAATAATTTTTCACCAGTTCTAAAGATATCTGCTGGAATATTGAAAACGGCAGCACAAGCACCAGCTTCATCTGTTTCAAGTAATCCAATTGTGTATAGAGAATCCGTGCTTGGTGCAACTGTAAGTCCACTTACTGTCGCTACTCTTGTGGAAGAATCATAACCAGTAATTGTTCCTTCTTGACCAGCACCGGTACCTTTTAGAATAAAGATTTTTTGGCCAATATAATCTGAAGTGTCTTGAGCGCCGCCAGCATGATAGTTTAACGTAATAGTAGATGATGTACCAGCTAGAGCAAGTCCAGTGTTGTGATACCACTTTGTTGCATAATAAGTTTTACCAGTCACATTTCCTTTTACCCAAATGCCACCCGTAATGCTCGACCAAGAACCAAACGATGGTGTTGGTATGAAGTTTACAATGTATGCGTCTTTATTTGATGTGAGAACAACACCACCATTTCCTATTACCGTATCAGTTTCAGAAAACGCAGTCGAAGAAGATGCTTGATAAATGGTAACTGTTTCTGCATCCGATAGAGTTGTTTGAAACTCTAAAGGACTTGTTTCAAACTGAATACGATTTACTTTTGCCATGTACTGAGCAACTTTAGTGTTATCAAAGAAAGCATAAAGTGTAGTGAATGGCTTAAATCTTTCTGCAACAACAAGAACGTTCTTTTCTCTCATGTAGTGAACAACCGAAAGATCAAGAACACGATCACCTAAAGTTTGTGTTAATTGTTGCGGAACGATTTGTGCAAGAATACCTGTACGTGAAGCATTTAAATTTTGTGTTTCATGATATCTGTCTGTAGTTGTGGTCACACGATCACCAGTTGCAATGTAACCAGTTTGACCAACACCACCTCTAGCTAATTGGTTTTCCCATATATCAGCAATTCTATCACCTCTGGTCGCTCTTACTTGATCCATGGTTTGACCATTGACTCTCAAGTTTTGAAGTTCACTCGTTGTTTCGCTACCCAAGAAAGTAGAAGAAGTTGTCCATTGAGTATTCCATGCACCCCAAGTTGTACTCTGAATTGAACTCCAAGCATCACGTGCAGCATCACCACCAGTTAGGTCGATATTTTGCGCCTCTAAACGATTATCTGATTTCCAAACATCAGAAGGTGGGTCAAGTTTAACTGAACCCAAATAATTAACAACGTTAAATGGATTAATGTTCAGTGACTTAGATGCTTTATTTTGTGATACAAAGGTTGTGTTTGAAGAAGCAAGCAACAATAAAGGACCATTAACTTCAACGTTAAAGTTTGAAGTTGAATTATTTGAAAATACTCCTGTTGATGCAATATTATAAGAGCCTCGACATTCACGTGCAATAATATCAATAGCTGCATCAAAATCAGTAGCGGTGATATCGGCGGCACGTTTGTCAGTAAATGAATCTACAAAAATACCATTTTTTGGACGACTTAAACCAATGCTATCTCTAACGGTACGATCATTTTTGTTAATCGTCGCCAACTCTGCCAATGACAAGGAAGTATACAATTCAAGATTCTGTATACGCTTATCGAGGTTCGCAATATCTTTCATCGTATATCTACGATTATTAAATATTTGAATCTGTGTAGATGCGGCAAAATTTAAATAAGAAGGATGTGTCAAAATATACAAAGTCATCGCATCATCTGGCTGAGCAGGAACAATAGGATTTGTAGAAGGTATACCCTCTAAAATCTTAAACTCACGATTCTTTGTTAAAACGACTCTATCAATTCTGGGTAGATAGTATGAATAATCTGTAAGAATGTCTAAATCTGGTTCCGAAATTTTGGTTCCAAGATTTGCTTCATCAGCGTCTAGAACAAAATTGTTTGCGGTAAATGCACCAACGGCATCTTTACGAACTGGTCTAAAATCCAAATATTCCGCTAATTTTAATGCCTTACCGTCTTGTGTAAAGTAGGTTGGTATACTACCATAATCTACACCAGATCCACCATCAGATTCTTGACCTAAACGAATATACGAATCGACGTTGAAGAAACCTGCACCAGTCGATTTAAATCGATTATATCTTACAAGCAAAGGTCCTCTAGGTGGATTTTGACCACCTTTTAAAGAAATAGACGACCAATCATAATATGAATCTTTTTGACCAGTATCAAATGAAAAGCGATCTGTTACGTTTGCTGAAGGATTGATAACTGTACTATTATAGTTTGAAGTTGTAATTGGCCAAGTTCCATTAAAATCAAAAATGGCATTAATTGAATGAACATCAGCAACGTATAGAGACTGTGGTTTTCCTGATCTTTTTTCTAAAACTGTATCACGAATAATAGTTTGACCATCATCTGCGGCAACATATACATTGTCATTTCCGGATGTGAAAATGCTATTAACTCTTACACCAGCACCAGCTGGATCAACTAAGATTGTATTTGCTTTAATAAATCTCTTAGTTTTTGAAGTTGGATTTGAGGCGTTAATTGTAGCATAAATGTTTGCAGTCATTCCTGTAACTGCACCAGAAATAGTAACTGTTCTAGAATCTGTGCCTATTGTAACGGCTTGTGATGGAACAGTTTGACCTCTGTGATATGGAGCGGAACCAGGACTCTTTATGACTACTCTATAATATTGTCTCTTAGAACCATCTGTTGTGGCTGCTTGTAAAGACTCACCGCTTCCAAAAGAAAGTGCTTGTGAAACAGTATCAGTAAATACAACATCTTGATAAAGTTTACTATACGAATATGAAAAATCTCTAATTGTATTGTCTGCAACATTTGGGAAACCTATTCTTATCAGAAGAGGTTCATTTTTGGCTTCTTGAATTGCCGTTGGTTGAAATTGATCTTGTAATTCCGACAGCGCCGCTGGAGGTGCACCAATCGACATGTTTTTAGATAACGGACTAATATTTGCCGATGCAATGACAAAGCCGGCGGCGTTCAATCTAACCAATGATTCGGCATTTGAAAAACCACTATCAATCAAGAATCTCCAACTTGTTTGTGGTGCCGTAGTGAATGGCGGGTCAATTGTGGCAGTTCTTGTTGAGCCAGTATACGCCGTAATTGTACGTTGTTTTAAATTGTAAGGATCAATACCTGCGCCAGAAGTTAAGCCAGCAATAACAGTAGTTCTAATTTTCATGCCTTTGTAGGCATCATTGTTTGCTGAAAAGTTACCAGGAAGAACAATTGTTGTTTGTGTACCTGCGGTATCAACGTTCCAACCTTGGCCACCATTTACTTCAGCACCAATTGATTTTGAATTCGAATCTGTTATAAAAAGTTTGTAGATGTAGTTATTAGCGTCTTGCGTGTTTCCAGAAGCCGCATAAAACTTACTCATTTTAACTTTAACATTACCAATGGTTGTATTGGCCAAAATTGCTGTGTTTACAACTCCTGTTGGTGAAGCAATAGTAGGAATTGAACCCGTATCAATAGATAAAACTGCTACGTTGTCATATTGATTTGTAGCAAAATTACCAAACAAACTGTTGGCATAAACGAAATAACCATAGTCAGAAGTAATTCTTTGATTTTGTACCTCTGTAACAGTTCTTGGTTTTGGAATTGTAAGAATTGTTGGTGAAACGGTTTGATATTCGTAGCCTTTGATATATGCTTTACCTGAACCTAAAGTTACATTGGCAAATGCCGAATTGGCTTCACTATCTGACAGGAAAATATCAAAGTTTTTAATTACATAATCACCAGACTCATCAAATGTACGACGAGCAAGTTCATCTCCAATTACACCATAAATTGGAGTTTGAATAACTTTTTGAAGACCACCTTCTCTCATTACTGCTACTTCAATAAACTCTTTTAAATCGTTACTATCAACTGAACGAGTTTCTAGTGTCATCACAATTTTGTAACGATCTGCTCCAGGCGCTTGGAAATTAGATGAGCCTTGTGCAGGATCAAGAAGAGTTGTGTCTTCGGTATAATCAATTAAATCTTCACTAATGGTAAATCCAACAAGGGCGTTACCTGAAGAAGTATATTTTGCAACTGCTACTGACTGTGGTTGAGTTTTGACAAAAAAACCATCATAATAAAAAACACCTTCGTTTACAGAAAAGGTTTGATTATTACCTGTGGCATTTGTTACCGTTGTGTTTGCATAATAAGTAATAGCAGCTGGATCAGTATTTTGAGTGTAGATCGTTTCATTTTCTGTAAATGGAGAACCGTATAATTGATTAATTACAAATGTAATTGGCTCTCCATTTGTACTATCAGCGCCATACGATTTTAAAACGTAAGCACGTTTAGTATTAGCAGAGTTAATAATGGTTTGTTTGTCAAAATTAATATGCGAAATATCTTGACCAGAATATGTTGAAGCAATGTTAATATATGCGGTATTTTGAATTGTAATCTGACCACCAGTTACGACAGAACCGGTTCTAAAAATATGATCACCAAATTTTTTAATTTGATCTTGTAATGTGCTTTGCAGTTGCGTCAGTTCACGGGCTTGAACCGCATTACCTGGCTTAAACAAAACACGATAAAAATTCTTATCGTCGTCGAAATCGTCGTAATATGGATCTTGATTAAAATTTGTAGTAAGTGGCATTTATTAACCTTTAAAATCTAACAATAAGTTTGATGTCTTCAGCCTGACCATCCGCTCTTGCAGTTTTTGTAGCATTTTCTGTATAAAGAATATCACCTGAAAAGGGCTGAAATTCTGGATTTTTTACTGAAACAATCAAACGATCATTGACACCCGAACTTGCTCCTCTTAAAGGTAGACCTGGTCTGAAGGCACCTCTTACATTAGTAAGTCTAACCTGATTTGTCGTCTGATCAAGGACAAATCCATGAGCAACTGTATTGGCTGTTGTTGTGTCATTTGGAAAACCTTGATATGCAAATTCACTTAATGAATAAAGTGGACCAGTAATCAACGTAATCTCGGTAGCTTGAGAAACAACAGGAGTAGCATTAACGGATGAAACAACGTTTGCTTCTCCGTATTTATGAGGGTTTACAAAGATACCATATTGTCTAAAAGTTGTATTTGCTGGTATCTTACCATTTTCGGTTGAATCAATTTCACCGATGCGTGACACGACCATAACACTGTTTGCACCCAATTCTCTTGCTGGATTGTATCCGTGACCAAATTTCATATCACGAATTACACGAAGAGAGGCGCCAGTACCGGTTCCAAAAACAAAAGCATTTGCTCTGCTGTATCCTGTTCCGATTGTTGTTACAGACACTTTTGTAACAAATCCCGCCGCATTAACTGTTGGTGAAGCAACCGCACCTAATCCGTCACCATCAATGAAAACTCTAGTTGTCAAAGAAATTTGATTGGCTGTAGTATTTCCTCCACCGGACGCAGAAGTTGCAGTTGAAAGGAAAATATTATTATTTGGTACATCAATACTAGAAATAAATGTGCCAGGTGCTATACCTGTTCCAGAAACAGTCATGTTTGCTGCAACATTGGTGGTATTTGCTAGTGTTAATCTAGTACAACCCGTTATAAAAATAGGTAAAACAGAAACGTTGTTTTCATAATAACCACTACCGCTGTTTTGCACAACGATTGTTGTCAATTCACCATCAACTAAATTAATGCTACTCACACCATAATCTAACTGTTGAATGCCTGCCGGTGATGGTATCCATTCATCAGATAAAAATTTATTTGACGGTTTGACATTGTACATGTACTTCCAAATATAACCATCAACAGTAGTAATGTTACCATTTGAAGAAGTATAATCACCAGTTGGTTCAACGGTGGAGTTTGATGAAAAATTATTTGATAAACATTTATATACATTTCTCTCAGACGTATAAACATACATCGGTCTTACGTTTAGAGAATTGTTACCAGTCAATAGTTCATCTAACTTAACTGTATCATCGTATTGTTTATATTTTGTATTCGCCGTCCAGTTATTCAGAGGTATAACAAGTTCAACATCATTCCCCGTAATTCTTTTGGCGGCAATCATATTTTCCCATGCCAGTTTTTCATCAATCACCGAATCAACAATGTTGTCAGGTGAGTCTTCATCGGCATAGGCAGTATGTCTACCAATGTAAACATAACCCACTTCAGGTGCAGGTTCGTAAAAAGATTCTTTGAATTGTACAGCCGCTATGTAAGGCAGTTTTTTAGATGTTACTGTTGTAGTCATAATTTTTATTTATTATGGTATTGGATTATATCCATTTAACACAATTACTACATTAGCCAGTCTTTCAATTGCAGCTTGCACCGTTGTTGGTGGTGATGTTGCCCACAAACTAGTTGATAAGTTTGCTGCTGTATAATCATCAGCAACGTTTGCAGTATTGAAGGCAGCATTTGCATGTAAGAAAGCAGCGGTGATACTATTGTTTTGTGTTAAATCAATGCCAGGAATAAAAATAGTCGCAATATTGAAAGTGGTATTTGTAAGTGAAAATGCAGCAGTAATGGTATCATTTTGTGTCGCATCAACTCCAACGGTCAAATTTGCGGCGTTAAATGCGGCGTTAGCATGAACAAATGCTGAATTTGCATAAGAAGATGCAGATGACCCACCTAAGGTATCATAGTTAGTTCCATCTTCCGTAAAAGTCCATTTATTGTTAGTTTCATTCCATAAGATATAAACATTCGCTTCGTTGCCCCTATCAACTTCAATGCCTGCATCAGATATTGGCGTTCCAGATTGGCTTATCGCAGCATTCAATGTCAGTATATTATCAGCAACTAACACAGTTTGTGTGTTGACATAAGTTGTCACGCCAGTTACAGTTAAATTGCCTGTAATAGAAACGTCGCCGGTAATCGTACCACCAACGTTTGCGCTCAGTGAATTATTTGCTCGTAAAAATGCAGCGTTGGCATATTGACCTGTCGCATTCTGAGAGAGATATGCGGCATTAGCGTGTATGAAAGACGAATTAGATTGAATGAATGCTGAATTTGAATGAATAAATCCAGAGTTTGAATGTACGAATGCAGCGTTGGACTGAATAAATCCTGAATTCGCATGAATAAATGCAGCGTTGGATTGAATAAATCCCGAATTTGAATGAATATATGCTGAATTAGATTGAATAAACGCAGAGTTGGCATGATTGAATGCCAAGTTGGCTTGACCCTGAGAAACATCAAGCAAAGTGTCAAGCGTAAACGCAGACATTTTCTTTGAAACTGGAGTGCCAGTTTCTATGTCTGTTACGATGAAATACGTATTTTTTGTATTGGAAGACGGTATAGTTAGTTCCGTCAACTCCGATAACTTAATTTTTGACATTTTAATCCTTAAATTTCTCTTTATTTATTCCAGTACGATGTCTTTTCCTTGTTCGGTGATAATAATAATATCAGATTCAGTCATTACTCTAATTGAACTATTTGCAGAAATAATGATTGCTCTCTGTACATTTGCGGTCTGATACCAAGAAACTGGATTAATTGTGATTACCGCTCCAGTTCCACCACTGTTTGGAGTGACATCGGGAGTATAATAATAACTACCTGTACCACGAAGAACACTCTGAGTGTTTACCGTCAGTTTACGAATTGCTCCATTACTGTTATAAACCTCAACAAGCACATTTGCTGCCGTATTCTGCTCAGTGAAACCCACCGTAATTACCGCATTTGTCTGGTCATTTGCGACCGTTGTGGCAGTAATGGCGGCGTTTGTGAAATTATTACCATTAGCCGAAACAAACACAATGGCGCTTTGTGATAGATTTGCTGAAGTTGAAACGACAAGGTTCGCAACATTTCTCGTATTTGAATTGTAGCCAACACTAAAACTTGCTTGCGTTGTTGGTGTCTGTAAAGCGCCAGTAGCTGGATTAAGTATTCCAACAATAATAATATCTTGGCCGTTTGCATATAAGCCGGTATGTTGAATGACTGTTTTTTGAATTGCACCAAAAGCACCATTCGTAAACACAGTACAATTCGCTACAATGTTTGCTGTACCCTGAGTAGTTGAGAACACCACATTACCGTTTACATATCCAGAACCACCGATCAAAGGTAAAACTTCTGTAATAGAAACTGGAACCACATTTGGACTTACAGTCGTTGGTGGTATACGATATAATCCAACATCGGTAATAACAATCGACTGCATGTTAATTGTTCCGTTGGAAGGATAAACGCTATAATTTGCACTAGCTGGTCTTACAGCAAGGCCACCACCAAAAATCAAGAACCCATTTGCAATACTGTTTCCAGTAAATATGTTTTCAGCAGTGTTTGATAGAATCGATATTACAGAATTTGGTGAGTTATTCAGTGTCGCAGTAGGTGTTGAAAAATACAAACCTGGATCCTCAACTACAATTCTACGAATTTGACCATCAACAGGTAGAGTTGTCAACGTAAGCACAGCATTTCCAATATTTGCTGTCACAGTTGGTGTTCCTGTATATAAACCATTGGCAAACATTACAACACCGTTGATAAGTCCAGTAGAGGTAACATAAATTCGTGCGTTTGCTGCTATGTTATCAGTTCCACCTCCAGAGAAATTAACAAATCCATTTACTCCATGAGCATTTGAATTTGCGGTGATTGAAACTATTTGTCTTGTATTGGATGGGAAAGTTTCAACTCTAACTAAAGCACCACGTGACGGATCTCCACCAGATAGTGTAAAGACACCGTTTGGATGTCCATTACCTTTATTAGATACTCCAATTGTCAGTGAAACGTTCGATAAGCTGTTTGTTGTAGCGTCATACACCTGATTGTTTTCATAGAATCTTAGACCACCAATATTTGCAGTCAAGGTAGCATTTGCCCAATAAGCGCCGTTTGTTCTGACTTCAACATTTTGCACATAACCGCTTGTGTTTACATAAATTCGTGCGTTTGCTGCTATGTACGCTGGACCCACATCACTATAAATTGTAACGAAACTATTTACCGCTCTAGCACCAGCATTTGCTGTAATTGTTCTGACACCAGTGGCAACTATAGCAGTGGCAATAACAACGTTTGAATTTGTGTTCAAAGAAACGGTTGGATTAGATTCATATAATCCAGAATCATTTACCACAAAAGTATTGATTGCGGTATTTGGATGAACGATGACTCTTACGTTAGCCTGTCGTAGAGGTGATCCACCTACAAACTCCAACCACCCATTTGAATAACCTTGTCCAGGATTTGTCATCACAAGACTGTTTGCATATACAACACGATGTGGATTATTGTTTGGCAATGCAATTGGTTTTGAAGCGTATAAGCCACCACTCACAAATGAAATTGAACGAATTGCTCCGTTAGAAGGATATACTTCAACATTTGCAACAGCGGCAATGGCTTCATCGGTTCCTCTAAAAACTATGGAACCATTATCGTAACCTGATCCTGGATAAGTTACACTTAATGAAGTAATTTGACCGCCACCATTTGAAAACACAAGATAACCGTTAGAATAACCGGAGCCTGAGTTTGCAATTCTCAGATTAGAAATATTTGATGAAGTAATTAATTGTGTGTTACTTAAAATCGCACTAATTTTCCTCATTTCACCACTAACGGCAATTGAAGACCCAATTGATAAAATACCATTTAGATTAGCTATATTAAATTTAGTGTTACTTCCAGTGACAACAACTCTTCCGTTTCCTACATTAACTGTACCCGAAATTGTTTTTTCCAATATCGTTTGTTCAACAGCAACATCATCAAGTTCAACGACATGTTCTTTGTTAAAGACCGCATAATTAACAAGTCCAACTGGATGTATTAATCGTTTTAGTAAAGTTTTATATTTGCTAAATTCAATCTGTGAAGATATAACATAGGAATAATCAACGTAATAATCTTCACCCTGAATCTTTCTCTCAAATGATGAAATAATAGAATCAGAAGTTGTCCAACGGCCAGGTGTAGAAATAAACGAACGTTCAATTTCAGCAGTTGCAGTAGCACTACCATCACCGCCAGAAATACTTACTTTAGGAATGTATTCGTATCCAGAACCGGGATCAATTAATTTGATCGATGTAATCTGACCGTTGGCTGAGAAACCTGTTGCCTCTAGTCTTTCACCATCTCCATTTAAAGAATCAATTTGTACATTGGCACCTGAACCAGTAGAAGAACTTACTGTAATTGTGGGAAAATTATTTTGAGTATAACCATATCCACCAAAAGGCCAACGATTATAAACACCAACTCTTCTATTGATTGATGTATAAGTCCACTCATTACCTATTCCTATTAGTGCAAGAGTGTCGTTTGTAATTGAATCTATCGTTCTTATTTGAGTATTAACTTCAATTACATCACCAACTTTTAAGTCTTGTGTGAAGAAAGTCCCAGTACCGTTGAGTTCATTACATGCAGTATTTACTGAAGATATTCCACGAATACGACTATTTGCAGAATCAATTCTAACGATTGCTCCAGTTGCATTGACAGAAGCAACGATAGCAGCCGCATGTTGTCCGTATGTACCTAGAGGATTAAGACCAAATACAATTTCATCACCAACAATGTAGTTCTGACCACCATTGTTGACTTTATAACGGCCAATTGATTTTAAACTTTTAGAATAACGGAAACGTGATACTGGTCCATATTCAGCACCAGCAGCATCAAATACAATCTGAGATTTTTCTGTTAATGGTATTGCTGTTGCAACAACATTAACACTAGTAATTGGTCCAACCTGAAGTCTGAGATAATTTAGAGCATCAGAAATTGTATTGGCTGCACTTATGTTTGGCTTTGCAAAAACTGCACCAAAATTTGAACTATTTACATAAACAGTACCGTCAACATTTAAACTGAGATTTGAAACTAAATCCGGAGAAATGAGTAAAGTATTTCCGGCGTTTGCTCCAGAAGTATCAATACCATCAACAACTACGGTCATTGTTGTGAGTGGATTATTACCAGAAACAGAAATTGGAGAAAGCAGACTAAAGACTGCACCGCCGTGGTGTACATTTACAACATCAACCAAAGCAGATTTGACACCTTCAACAATACCAAAAGCATTTGAAGATGCGTTGCCACCAACAGCAGAAACAATTTCTCCTACGCTATAGTTGTTTCCTGAGTTGATGATGTTAAATCTTTTGACAATTGAAAACGTTGAAGCACGAATATCAATTGAAATATTATTAACTTCATCATTAATTGGTATTGAAACAACTTCACCATTTAGAAAATCACCTTTAATTGTGTCTAAATTGATGAAGAGTTCAATAGGCAAACCTAGGTTTAAAGTATCTGCTACCGTTCTTCTGACAGTTTTTTCAATGATTGCAAAAGCATTAGAAGATATTCCAGTAACTTTGCGATTTTCAATTAAAGAAATATCAAAATTATCATATAAAGCGGTGATGATTGAGTTGTTTGCTGGTGCGTTGACAAACTTTAATTGTCTGTATTCTTTATTAATGAAGTAATCTACATCAGCTAATTTTACAACACCATCAACAAAAACAGTGACTTCACTCTTGTCAACCTTCTGAGCAAAATAAAAAGTTTTATTTGTACCGTTGCCAACATAACGACTGGATACGTCAGGATTAATTCTAAGTTTATTATCTACCTGCCATTTACTTGCCGAAGCACGAAGCACGTTATTTTTAGGTAAAATAATATCAACATCTTCACCAAAAATAAGTTGGAATAGAAGTTTAAAAGAACCTTCAGATCCTTTTGATTTGTATAAGTTCGCAATGTGTTTAAAGAGAAGTGCTTTATTTGATTGCACTTCCAGAGGTATCAAAGATGCGTAAGTATTATAGAAATTCTTTTCAAACTTTTCTAAAGAGTCATCAACATCTCTGATATTTCTTAAAGTCTTTGCCGTTGTAACTAAATTGTTGGAAGTAATGGCCGTATTAGCTTGAGTTTCCAAAAACTCATAATACGCCTCCAAAAACGTGATGAACTTCGGATATTCATCACGAACAAATTCTGGTACTTGACGGCTAACAAGTAGCGATGTTTTTAAATCTACTGACATTATACAGTTTCTAATGTTGTACTAATTGATATTGGATCGGTTTCATCAATGGTTATGATGGTATCTTTTGATGTACTTATAATTCCTTTTTCAGACTCAATTGAGACTCTAATATCACCGTCAGGAGATTCAACATTTTTAATAAAAATATCTTTTACAGTAACAATACCAGAATCGTAATCAATTTCACCAGCATTTTCATTGACTACCTGTCTCTGAGATAGTGCATCATAATAAACTGTTCGCACTGTTCCAATACGGCCATCAATTACTGCTGATGCTGTACCACCAGAACCACCACCTCCTGTTATGGTAACTATGGCACGTGTATAATCAATTCCACGATTTATCACTTCAATGCTTTGAATTTTGCCATTAACAATTGTCGCTGAAGCATTTGCACCAGCACCATCACCCTCAATTGTTATTCTTGGTTGTGAGATATAACCAGAACCAGGATTTGTTACTTGAATTGCTGTAATTCCGGAAAAAGATTGTGGAATTTCATCAAATTGAACTTCTCTATCAACTCCCTGTGAATCTGCAACAGTGAATTTAGTTGAAGACAATTTATTATTAATTGTTCCTCTACGCAGAGGTGTATTAAATCTAATTGTATAAGGTGTAGATAAGTTCAAACTTGGGGTAAATCTTTTTTGTAAACGAACCGACACGCTAGAACCGATAATAGAGTTTGTGTCCACAGAATCAATCGTATCTTGAACTTTTGAA